GGAAAAACTGGAAGGCTATGCAATGGTCATGAAAAATGTTGAATCTGATATCGCTGGTCTGAAAGCAGAAGAAGAACGCTTAGCTGAACGACGCAAAGCCATGGAATCAAAAACCAAGCGTATGAAATTGGCAATGCATGAAGCCATGTCCTCCACAGGAGAGCAGAAGATTCAAGGCGAGAAATTTACATTTACCATTCAAAAAAATCCACCGTCACTCAAAGTCTTGGATGAATCGATTATCCCGAAAGAGTTTTTTGTCCCTGTCGCCCCGTCATTGGATAAGAAAGCAGTTATGGAATTATTGAAAGCCGGCGAGGAAGTAGCTGGCGCACAAATTACACAAGGAGAATCTTTACGGATTCGATAGGAGGTCAATATGGAACGTTATTTAATCGCATACGAAGAAATGGACACCTACGACTTCGAGTATAAAGAAAACTTGAAAGCAGTAGACAACAAAAAAGATGTACTCAATCTTTTGTCAAATATCATTTCCGACGAAAATTGTAGATTGGTTTCAATTGTACATTATGACTTTGTTCGTCATACGTCAAAGGTATTCAAGCCATCACTTAATTCAAATTTAAAACTAGATTTAGAGGAGGAAAATTAATTGAAAAAACTATTAAACCAAAAAGAGCAACACTACGCAGATACACGTGAAGAAGCGGAAGAAATCGTCACTGCTGCCAAAGAAAATGATGCGCTCATCATGAACAAAATCAGTGAGAAGTACAACAAATATGGTCAGTATTTCTTGGTTGATTTGACTTACCAATACGGCACTCCTAAAGAAGTCATGGAAGGTAGACCGGATGATGATGTTCCTGATGGTCAGTTAAGCATTGATGAAGTTGAAACTTCCGATTCGGACAAGTCAGAAGGAGCGCCATTTTAATAGAAAGGTGTGGAAGACATGACTCAACAATTTGATTTCAGCACTCAAAATGCAACAGAAATCGTGAAGCAAGGAAAGACGTATTTACTCTATGCGAATCCAGGTATGGGCAAGACTCACACATTGCGTTATTTGCCAGGTAAAACTTTAGTCCTTGATATTGACCGAACTTCACAAGTTTTGAAAGGCGAAAAGAACATCGAAATAATTTACGTCGACAATCAAAACACCTGGGAGTATTGGGAAGCACTCTTGACGCATCTTCAATCGATAAAAGGTCAGTTCGACAATATCGCAATTGACAATGTATCAGAATTGGAGCGCTGCTTGTTATCCCATCTAGGATTCATTGGCCGTAATCAAGGTGTTCCCGCTCAAGGCGACTATCAAAAAATGCAATTCCGTGTGGTTAATAGTTTTCGATGGATGAAAAACTTAGCGGATCGTATCGTATTCACTGCATGGGAAACAACGGATCTTTATACAACGGCAGAAGGCCAGCAATACAATCGATCATATCCACAGATTAACGGCAAGATCCTTAATAACGTACTCGGTCTATGTGACGTAGTTGGTCGCTTGATGATTAACCAAGAAGGTGAACGCGGTTTTGTGTTAGAAGGAACAAACAGCATTTATGCAAAAAACCAATTGGACAACCGTAAGGGTTGCAAACAGGAGGAAATATTCCTTTTGCCTTCCACAAATAAAACAACAACAGGAGGAAATAAATAATGTCATTTTTCAAATTCGATGAAGAAAACGTAGGTACTGGTTTTGAGTTGGTTGCGGAAGGAAAATACGAAGCAACAATTTTGAATGCGGAAGCCGGTAAAACGCAAGCCGGAAAAGATAAATTAAATGTGGATTTCGAAATTCGAAGTGATGTCCCGCAAAATCATCAAGGTGCAAAGGTACTCTACAACACATTCACATTTGAACATGAAGTGTCTGTACGAATTGTTAACTCATTGATCAAAGCTTGCGGGTTTCCAAATGGTCATCCATTCAATTCTGCGCAGGATATGGCGAATCAATTAATTAACAAACACCTTTGCATTACGGTCAAGCACGAAGATTATATAAAAGATGGCCAAAAGCGAATTGCTGCTAAAGCCAAATATTACGATGTTTCAGCAGTCAACCCACCGGCACAAATGGGAGCACCAATTAACGTGGGGTCAGAGGATCTCCCATTCTGATAAAAATTTCATAGAGAGGTTC